GGAGAGCGGGGAAAGCCTCGTCCAGCGCCAAAAACCCCTGCAAAAAAATTTTTGCGCAAACTTTCCTTTATTAAATTTCATGTTATAGTTTCTCCACCACAATGTCGTGGGATCAACAGGAGAACATGATGGAAAAAGAAACAGGTGGGCCAGCGTTTCCAACAAACGATGTTTGCTACAACGGCATGACCTTGCGTGATTACTTTGCGGCAAAGGCGATGGCAACAATGTTGCCTAATTATGATATTCCTAGTCTATTTGAAGAAATTTTGGATGAAGGCGATAAATCAATGCCAGAGCTTATTGCTATAGACGCATATGTAATGGCAGACGCAATGCTGAAAGCACGCAAGTGAAATACCACCACACCTACAGCTTGATGGACGTCATGTTGGCTGACTCTATCAAGCCCATGCCCGACCACAAGCGTGAGCACCAGATCAAAAAGATGAAGGATGGCTTGCTGGCTCTGGAGCGTGCGGCCAACCCAAGCATTTACGATTGGGAGATCGTCACCGATGCCCTAAACATGATGGAGACATTGATTGAGATGGGTTGGGCGCAAGACCCCGATGGATTGATTGAAGACGCTGTGAAGGCGCTGGCGATTGCAGGGCAGCGATCAATCACAAAGAACGTGCCAATTCGCTTGGACGGCGTGGGCATCAAAACAGTCCGTGGGCTTTTGGAAGACTACGAGACAGCCCTTAAAGAGATGCCCGAGCGAACCATGATGCACTGCCACCGCAAGACTGAAAAGCGTGTGCAGGACATCTTGGCGGGTCGTTGCGAAACACATGATGTACAGGTGACCAAATGACCGAACAAGAAGACCAACTGGTCATACGCCGCAAAGCACGGTTCATGTCTGAAGGCTTGACCGAAGTGCAAGCAGAAGACTTGGCAGGCCGCATGTTTGACCGTGACCGTGACCCAATGGATGACCGCCGTGTGTGCTTTGAGTGCACTGGCCACAAAGACAAGCTGTGCCACCGCATCTTGGACAAACAAAAGAAGCCAACATCACAACTGCGGTTTGTTTTGCAACGCTGCGACCACTTTGACCTGAAAGGCAAAAAATGATTTACGTAGGGGTCGATCCCGGATTTTCGGGTGCATGGGGGATGGTTGATCACCACGGCAAGTATGTATCGTGTGGCGATATGCTCCATGACGACAAGTACATTGACACCCGCATGGTTCATGCAGAGATGGCTCAAGCGCTGGATAAGCAAGACGCAGAGTTCGTCATTGAGTTTGTCCACGCCATGCCCCAACAAGGCGTCTCCAGNANGTTCAAATTTGGCGTGGCATATGGAGCTGCCATCTCTATCCTCCAGCGCTTCAACAGCACCTTCCACGCCGTGCCACCACGAGTTTGGAAGAGAGCCATGGNGCTGGACAACGACAAAGACAAAAGCCTTGCNNTGGCACGTGAGTTGTGGCCAACAGCACCACTGGCACGCAAGAAAGACAATGGACGCGCTGAGGCGCTATTAATGGCCGAATGGCTGAGAAGGGAGAGCGTATGAACCAAGACGACATCAACAAGTCGGTTGACTTTATTTACAAAGAGGGTGCCAAGTACGCCCACGCCAAAGCCGAGGTGACCTATCTTGAGGAGTACCGCAAGAGCAAGAAAGCCATGCTCATGAAGACAGCCCTTGAAAACGGCGCCAAATCAGCCGCAGCCGCGGAGATCGAAGCCTATGCAGATGTCCAGTACATCGAGCTGCTCAAAGGGCTTAGAGAGGCCGTAGAGAAGGCGGAAGCGCTTCGGTGGGGGTTGGTGGCAGCACAGGCTCGAATTGAGGTTTGGCGATCAATGGAAGCCTCCAACAGGGCATTGGATCGTTCGTTGTCGTAAAACTTAGGAGAAACAAATGAAAAAAATCAATGAAGTTCAAATATTGCAGTCTCAACTGAGCGAGGAGAGCAGACAAGCCGCTCTATCTGTTTTGATTGCAAACCAAATTCAGGGTTTAGAAAAACTCATGGAGAACAACACGGCGCATGTTAAATCGGTGTTGGCATACAACCAGTGCGTGGGTTTGATTGAGCAAGTCAAATATTATTCTGAGGCTGCATTTCATTTGCCACAAGAAAATTTGTTGATGGCTGGTTTGTCTATTCCAAAATGGGAAGAACCAATGTTTGGTAAACCATGAACAACACGCTCAACAAAAAAGAGAAAGCATGGGTGGGACTCGTAAAAGAGCTGCCCTGCTCCGTGTGCGATGCACCACCGCCCAGCGATGCACACCACGTCAAGCAGCACAGCCAATACGTCTGCGTGGCGCTATGCAAAGACTGCCACCAAGGCAGCCGCAATGGGTGGCATGGCCAACGCCAGATGTGGAAACTCAAGAAGATGGAAGAGATTGACGCCTTGAACGTCACGATTGAACGTGCGGTTGACTTGATCGTCTCTGGACGTTGAAAACACAAGTTCTCTTCTGTGTAAAAATACAACACAAAACATAGGGTTTTCACACAAAAAATGTTTGTGAAGGATGGTTTTTCCTTTAACTTGGAGTTATACTAACTCCACTGCAATGACGCAGGTTAACTGGAGAATCCAAATGACAGTCGCAATCAAAACCACCCTCAAAATCGTTGACCAACTCGGCTTGATCCAAGACCAAATTGACCAACTGACCGAGCAAGCAGAAGCTCTTAAAGATCAAATCAAACTGCTTGGCGCAGGCACATATGCTGGCACGATGTACGTGACCACCATCAAACACACTCCAGAGAAAAAATCTACGTCATGGGCTTCAGTTGCCAAAGAACTGAATGCACCTGCTGACTTGGTCGCCAAACACACCAAGATCACCAAAGACATTTTGTCTGCTGAAACAAAACCTTTGTCCAACTAATCAATGGGGCTTCGGCCCCATAGGAGCAAAACATGGAAAACTCAATTCGCATCAACGGAGAAAACCTTCGCCACTTTATCTTTGTTGACCAGTTTGACGATGATGTCTGGATCAGCTTGAACGTGCCTGGTGGCCGCACCTACATGACGTTGACTCACAACCAAACCAAGCAGTTGATCGCCGCCTTGGAAAAAGCCTTGGAGGTTGCCAATGCTTGAAGACCTCAACCCAACAACACGCTGCTATCCGCGCACGCTGCTGGAGGCATTCCCCAACTCAATCGACCGTGCAGGGTGGTTCTACCCACCTGAGCAAAACAATAGCTGGCGCAACCTGCTCATGGCCTACGTGGCGCTGGTGATGTGGGTCGGCTTGGCATATTACTTTTCAAAGAATTGAGGACATCATGAAAGAAATTAGCGACCTGCAAAAACAAATCTTGGGCAATGCTGGGCATGTCAAGTTTTTCACTCAACAAGAGTTTGACGAAGCCATGGCCATCGCCCAAGCTGAAATCATGACCGTGGCCATTGAGACAACCAAGCGTGCCATCTTCATCGAGCGCCAAGCGTGCTCAGACTTGGTCAAAGAGCTGGCGGCAGCCGAAGATGAGGGTGAGACATGCACAGCCCTCAAAAACGCGGCTGAGGCCATCCTGAACCGCATCCCAAGCCAAAGGCAATGACCATGAAGCGCTACTTCTCAATCATCTGGTATTGCATGACGCCGTTTGTGGTCAGCTATACGTTCTGGTACGTGATTGGCGCTGGCATCTCAGCAAGCTGGGACACCGCCAACTGGACGATGGATTTAAAAATCACACTGACCGTATGGGCGTGCGTCTTTGCAATCATGTTGCTTTTCAAACTTGAGCACGAAAAATGATTTACCTTAAAGAAAAACACAAGGACGGCAAACCTACGATTTGGGCAAGATTCTCAAATGAAGAGTTGGCGCAAGCCACCAAAGCATTGATTCAACTGCGCCGCACCTACAAACACAACTTTTTGTATCTCAGCAAAGAAAGAGCAGGTAAATGATGGATTGGATTGACATTATTGTTGGCGGAGTCGTTGCCATTTTTATTGTTGGTGGTTGCTTGGCGTTGTACGCTGATGCAACTAACCATCCTTGGGAGGATAGTGATGATTGAAGCAATGAGACAAGCGCTTGAGCATATCGAAGGCAACTACACGGTGTCAGCAGAAGACGCTATCAAAGCCCTACGCCAAGCCATTGCAGAGGCAAAGAAGCAAGAGCAGGGTGAGCCTGTGGGATGGATAGACAGTAAAGGAAACATGATTTGCACAAAAATAAATGAATCTTGTAAACCTCTTTACACCACACCACAACCAAAGCAAGAGCAGGGTGAGCCTGATGATGAGGTGCTTGGTTTTAATGGTTGGGGGTTTCCTATTGAGCCTCCACCAAAGCCAAAGCAACAGCAGGGTGAGCCAGCTACTCTTGAGGAAATACGAAAAGCAATGATTTTTGGAATCCCTCTCTACACCACACCACAACAACGCAATCCAGTGAAGTTTCCAACAATGCTTCGCAAAATGTGGTCAGGCAGTGAAGTGCAGGATTGGCTTGATGAGAACGTCAACAAGGAGTAAGCGATGCCATGTAACTTATGTGGAAAATGGAATTGTGTTTGTCAGTATTCACAATCCAAGCAAGAGCAAGAGTTTACGTCCTGCTTTTTCAGCCGCGAGGCCATGAAAGAGCATAGCGACTTTCACCCACAACCCAAGCAAGAGCAGGGTGAGCCTGTGGCGTCCGCATGGATGTATCAAGGTGAAATGGTCAACGCATTTCCTTGGCCCCCTAACGACCCAAGAGGATGTGACAACGATAAGTATTGGGAGGGGAAGGGTTACACATCTGAGCCTCTCTACACCTACCCACGACCCCGCAAGCCGCTGACGAATGAGCAAATTGATGAAATCGCCGACACAGTGGCAAATATGCCTTTGGTCGGAATTGTGCATGACTTTAGAACTCGTTTTGCCAGAGCAATCGAAGCCGCCCACGGCATAAAGGAGAACACATGAAATATCCGTCTTATTGTTGTCAAAAATGCGGAGAAATGATTGGCTGGCTTGGTCGAATCATGCCGTTTCACAAATGTAAGGAGAAGAACAATGGATAAACCAACAACGTATCTAAAACGGTTGCAAGAAGAGCTGCGTTTGCTTGTAGACCACAATGAAAACACGCTTGGTTATGTTCGTTTGCTAAATGCACAAGTGGCTGGCAACACTCACCGAATCACGGAGTTGCAACACAAAATCGCCAAAGAGTTGGGTGTAGGGCCATACGACAAGGAGAATAGCCATGTTTAAGATGTGCTGCGGAGAATGTGGCGAGTGTTGGTGGGTTGGTAATCCCAGAGCCTGCAAGTGCCCTGACGAAGAGCCAAAGCGTGAGTTTGTTGGGCTGACGGATGAGGAGATGCGTGAACTCGAAAAGCAATTCGAGGCAGAGCGTGTCCGCACATCTGACGAAGAATATTTGGTCATCTATCCAGCCGCTTACTGGCAATGGCAACGAGCCATCGAAGCCAAACTTAAGGAGAAAAACACATGATCGGAGCATTCATACTCGTGGTGTTGCAAAACACCAGCAACAACGGTTTGGGCTGGGAACGCCTCGGAGAATTCAAAACCAAGGCGCTGTGCGAGAAAGCCAGAGTTCAACTCATGGCAACGCAAGAACAAAATAAAAATTGGTACGCCCCGAAATCGTTCGTTTGTTTAGCAAAGGACATGGACTGATGACACACGAAGCAGGCAAAGGCGACAAACGCCGTCCAGAAGACTCCAAAGCCTTCATGGAGAGCTTTGATCGGATATTCCGACCACAGGCATCAACTCAAGAAAAAATGCGCCAAAACGCCGAAATTGAAGAGTTGAAGCA